TTAAGGGTGTTTGCCATTTTGAAGCTCCTGAAATTGAAATATTAAGCGGATTTGCGCCATTTGGCGTATTCTGCGTCGGACATCTTGCCTGGGTCTTTCTTGACCGTGGAACGAGTGCCGACCGGAACAACCGGCGCGGGTGCATTTGTCGTCTTGACCACCGGCTTTTGGCTGGCCAGTCTTTCCTCAATCCTGCCGAGGGCGCGTACCGCGCCGGTTCCGGACATGGCCGAAATCTGTGCGGTTTCCTCAGGGTGAGTGGCGAGGTAATAGGCCAGCTTCGGCCCAACGTCGCTTTCCATGATCGCCTGACGCATCACGCCCGTCATGGGCAGGTCAGACGACGACAGTACATCTTCGAAATCCGGCATTTCAGCCGTAGCTTGCATCACTCGCTTGCCCCAAGAATCGGCAATTTTGCTTTGTTCCGCTGCTTGACGTTCCGCCTCTTGCCGCTGTTCGCGGGCACTTAGCGTAGATTCGATTTGCTGCTTGGCGATGTAAGCGGCCTTGGCGGCTACGTACTCGTCGAAATTCTCGAACTTGTCGATGGTGGGTTCGGCGGTGTCCTGCTGGCGGGGTTGCGGCTGCTGATACTGCCGCTGTTCCATCGCAGCAATCCGCTCTTCCAGCGCTCGGGAGCGAGCTTCGGCCTCGTACTTATCGCGAACAGCCCTGTCGATACGCTTCTGTACGCCCTTGGGAATTGGGTCTGGTTTAGGAACAACTTTTCCTTCTTCCTCCCCCTCGACCTCGATGGATTCAGGTTTTGCGTCGGTGATCGGGTTGCTGACAGCAATGGGCGCAGGATCAACCACAACTTCTTGTTCATAGTCCATTTTAACTCTCCACTATTAAGTGTGACCAGGTCTTGCCTGTTTTGATGTTACTTATTACGGAATGACTGACTCCAAATTCGGCAGCAATCACTACTACCGGCCTGTTGTCGCCTTTTATGGCGATTACTTGTTGCTCGTCGAGCTTAGAAGCTCCATTAAGACTGCCCAATATCCCTCTGTTCTTGCTTATCATGTCGCGGACGTTATCCGCAATAGAGCCTAGAAATAAGTGTCTTGGATTACAGCATTTTTTATTGTCGCACTTGTGTAAGACACACGCCTTGTCGGGAATCGGCCCGACGTTTATGCTAAACGAAATTCTATGGGAATACTCTACCTTGCCTCTTTTCCCGCCCATCCCCATCTGACCATATCCGTTCTTCGGGGCGTACGCGGTCCAGTTCCAGCACTCGTCCGGTCCAGCCAAATCAACTTTGCCCCAGAACCTATCTTCAAGAGTAAGAGCTGTCATCTTGGCCCTCCATCATAGGGGATTCCGGCATTCCTTGCGGAATTGTGGGTTGCATCATATCCTGGATGGTTTGCAGGACGATCTGCTGAATTTGTTCGGGGGTCATAGCAGTGGCGACTGCGCTCATACGTTGCGTCTCAGCCTGATAGGCTTTAATCTCGGTGTCAGCTGCCTTGATTACCAATTCCTGCTCTTTCAGTTCCTTGCCTTCGGTGGCCTTCTGGGCTTCCGCCTGGAGTTGCTCGATCATCTGCGCGGCCTGTTCCATCATCTGGTCTTTTTCCTGCATCTGCTGGTCGAACTGCGCTTGCATCTGCTGGAGTTCCGGAGACATTTCCTTCTTCGCCTTCTCGGCTTCCAATATCGGCGGAGCCAGCATCAGCTTAAGACGGGCGGAAATTTCGTCGGCTCCCGGCCAGTCCATGTTCTTGACCAGTAGATCGCCAATGACGGACATCAATTCCGGCTGCGCCTGAACCATCCGCTCGATGCTTTCAGCGGCCTCTTGGCGCAGTGTGTTATAGCTCGGGCCAGTGGTGATGGCTACGTCGTAAGTGCCGACGCCCAAGTTGTAAATGGTTTTGGTACCGAGCTTTTGGCTGGCGCTGGGCATCGTCGGGTCAATCTCGACGTTATCCGGCGAGCTATCGTAGCCAAGGATGCGGACCACTCGGGCGGAGTCGTAGATATGCGGGATAAGGTCGACCAGGATTCGGCCAGCGTGCCGAATAGCCCGATTCAGGTTGTCGTGATAGTGGAAAGTGCCAACGTCGCCTTCTTTCTGGCGAGCCATGATGGCCTTGCCGCTGCGCTCGTTGCTCGGAGCGCCCAAGCTCGACGAGTACATGCCGATAGCGCCTTGGATGTCGTGCTCACTTAGTTGCATGTCCTGCGCGAAGCCAGAGGGAATGTCCGACGCTGAAGTGCGCTGTGGGGCGGGAACTGGTTGGCCGTTCAGGCTGATCGGGCGATAGCGCAGGACCGAGTGGTTATCGGTGTTGGCAGTGTTCCAGTCGTTCGCGTAGTCCTCGACTTGCCCCTCAGCGGCTACCCAGGGCGACTTCGGAGTCAGAGCGACCCGCTCAGCAAACGCGCTGCGGGAGTAGTTGTATAGGCGCTGTGGGTCTTTCGCTGGGCGGATGATGCCGGACAGAATTACCTTGCCCTCAACATCGATCTCGTTGCCCAGCACGACCAGCAGCGGTATGTATTTCCCTGGCCACTCGGTCAATGGCTCCAAAAATTCTTTCCCCGACACCTTGGCGCGTTTTACCGTGCGCTTGGGGATGTTCCGGCTTTCCTTGACCATCGACTCAACATCGATGCCAGCCTCTTTCAGCCCGTCGTATTCGGCCTTCGAGACAACGCTACCGTCCAACATCAAATATAGGGTGCGCTCGTCCTCAGTGACGCACCAGTATTCCGAGATGCGGACTTGATCGCCGTACCAGCTACCGTAGTCGTCGTTTGATTCGAAATCTTCGGGGATCTTGCCGGGGTACTTCTCTTCGAACTCGTCCTTGGGAATCAATTCAGAGATAAACGCGAACTTCATGTCGGAGCCGTCAGCTTCTTGCGAAGACGGGTCAATCATCACTGACAGCGGGTTGCGAATCCGGCGGATGCACAAGTCCTGGTCGAAAGTATCGTTGCCTGCGTACTCGGTAAGGATGCGGAAAGCACCGAATCCGCTGGTGGCCGACGACCCCAAAGCGCAGTCGTAAGCGGTATCAGCGTTCGAGCGCTCTTCCACGTGCTTGATGATGCCCTGGAATACTTCGGCAGTCGCGATGTCCGCGCCAGAGTCCACAGGCCGAACTTTAATGCTCGGGCGGTTTTGCCGACCGTCGTTCACGATCTGGCGAACGTATTGGTTCAGTTTGTCCACCACCAGACAGGGGCGCTTATCCTTGCCCCGCTGGGTAACAATTTCTTCCGGCCACTGGTCGCCAGCAGCGAACTTGATGTCGTCAAGCGCCGCCTTGCGATTGTCGTCCCAATATTCTTCGGCCTCTTTGTACTTGGCGCGGATGTCGCGCAAGGCCTCTTCGGCCTCGTCCCCAGCAGATTCGGTTTCTTCAGCTTCGTCCGTCATGTCGTAATCTGCCATGTTAGCTCATCCAATTGCTGCTGTAATTATTTTGACCCAAGGGGGAAGCTCTGCCCAACAGGTTGCGGGTAGCTACGGTGTCGGCGGCACTAGTGTGGCGACTGCGGGCGACCGGGTAGGCGAAGGTAATGGCCAAAGCATCGGCCTCGTCGGGGGAAGCGATTCCTCTCCGCTTCATCGAATCCTTGCTCTCCAGCATGATAGCGCCGCGACTATCAATCTTGTATCGGGGGCCGGCCAGATCGTCAACCAGTTGCCGGTTGTCCTGTTGCGCGCCTTTGCCGTCGCTGCCGATGCTGGCGGTTTTCAACCAGTCCCGCATGGTTCCCCACATTTCGGAGCGCTTGTTAACCCAAGCAGAATCGTCGGCCTTGGAGCCGAAATTCACGCCCCGAACTTTGTAACGTTGTTCCAGCAAGCGGTCCAGCACGCCTGCGCCCAGACCACCTTCGTCAATGATTGTTAATTCGGGAGAATAGTCACCGATTGCCTCGATCACCCGCCCGACCACTTGCATCGTGTCCAGACCAGAGAATTTCTTCACCGCTACCCGGTCGCGGCCCTTGCGGACCCAGATTACTGTCTTGTCGCTTCCGAACCGGGCAACGTCTACTCCGATAATGGTCGGAGCAGTTGGATCATTGTATCTGGCCCGTTTAATGGCCTCTTCCGCAATCCCCAGAGCAATAAATTGGTTGTCCCCGACCGATGGGAACTGTCCGTAAACTTCAACCTTCGCCTCGTCGCTGTCCTCGCCATATTTCTCGATGATTCCGGCGTACACTGACAAGTCTGTCCCTTCGACAGTACGGGAGTCGATGTTGCGAGTTCTCCAGTTGTCTCTGTCCCGATGGAAGCACTCGAAGAAGGCCCCTTGATTCTTCCGGGGGTTGCTGAAGCAGAGCCAGAAGCGATCAGGAACGGGTTCGGTAAAATATCCTTCGGCAACGGTCCAGATTGCCGAAGGGATGCCCGATGCCTCGTCGAATATCAGCATCACGCCAATTGGGTTGTGTACCCCCGCGTACGCATCCGGGTTTTCCTCGCTCCAGAGCTTTGCTTCGGCGTAGTAGTATTTTGTGCCGATCAGCAAACCTTTCTGCACTTGCTGATCAAACC